GAAATCAAGTATGGGGTCAAGTAGAGAATGAAAAAAACAAGTTATTGGAATACACTTGGCCTCATCTGGACGGAAATATGTTCTCTTCTTTTTTTTCATTTTACAGTTATATGTATGAAGTAGTATTATCTATTCCTGCCCCGCCGCTATTTGAAATATATAAAAGAACAACTCAATTATCACTTATATTCCCCCTTGATAATATTTGTATTTTATGCCAAAAACCTAAAAAAATAAGCATGAAAAATGGGGTATTGCACAATGAAACAGGGCCAGCAATAGAATATAAGGGTGATTGGAATATTTTTTCTCTTAATGGGGTGAAAGTTCCGGACTGGCTTGTACTCCAAAGGGATACTGAAATTGATCCATCAAGGCTTTTAGAACTTAAAAATGCAGAGCAGCGAAGAGAGTTTGTAAGGAAAATAGGGTACGAACGTATATACTATAAACTAGGTGGAGAAACTATAGATAAACAAGTTATTTTTATTTCAAATGGCAAGGAGATGTTTAAACATGAATACGAAGTTATTAAATTAAATGTAGAATCAGAAAGGGGTTGGTTGTTTTTAAAAATGTTAAACCCCTCTTTATCTCTTCCAGATGCTCCCGTTTGGCATTTAGAAGGTCTTCCTCCTACCTGTAAAACAGTAGATGAAGCCATCCAATTTCGTAAACCTGATTGGTTTAAAGAATACCCAGTTTCTAAAAAGGGAAATGATTGGTATCAGCAAGGAGATGTTATTATTGCCCCTTCAAAAAAATGTACAGTTAAACCTTACCCAACTATTTTAACATGAAAGGAAATAAAATGAAACGTAAAGAAAACAATCACTTAGCAGAAGGTGAAGCAACAGGTCACTTTCATAAAGCAGTAGGGAATGAAGTTGAAGTATTTGAAGAAGCTTATGGAGATAATAGTTTGCATCTAAATATTCCCAATGGGGGAACAGTAATTCATCAGGAACATGGAATTGTAGAAATTCCGGCAGGGTCACACCGTACTGGAAAAGTACTAGAATATGATCCTGCAGAAGAAGAAGTAAAAGAAGTATTAGATTAAAAAGAATATAATATAAAAAGTGTTCTTATTGATCTTAAAGGAGAAAAAATGAACTATCAAATTATAACAACTTCAGAACTTCAGAAAGAAATTAAATTTTATCATGAAGGAAAGGATTGTGGGAGTATTTTTTGTACTACACTTTTAGATGATGATGATATTTCTTTTTTAGCTAGAAGTATATGTATCTTGTACTCTGGAACATTACAAAAAGAAGGAATAGAAAAACTAATTATGTATGGGATTGGAGAACAACATACGGTACATGAATTTGGAATGTGGGGAGGACCAAACCCTGACTTAAATAAAATGTTACAAGAACCCGGGAGGGGAAATAGATCTGTAATTATCAAATTAGATCCGATAAACAGAATGGATACTATTCTTTACCGTTGGAATGAAGAAACATATATGTGGGAAGAAGTAAAAGAAGTATCAGATTAAAAAGAATATAATAATTAGTATAATATAAAAGGAAATAAAGGAATGTGATATAACAAATGAATGGATAGATAGTTTAGACTTTAAAGTTCAAATTCTTTAATATTTAAAGGGAATCATATTTATGAAAGATTCTGTAGTTTCACAACGAATAGTTGATTCGTTTATTTTTCTTTGTATTACTGATAATAAATTTCTTAAAACGGTAAGGGGAGTTGTGCTCCCTAAATATTTTAAGAAAAGCACAATAGTACAAGATATTGTAAAGCTATGTTATAATTTTTACGATGTAACACAATCCGCTCCTGGAAATCATTTGCACGATGAGCTTGTTAAATTTCTAGATAAAAGAGATAAGGAAACAAAAGAGCTTTATATAACATACTTAACAAAGATACAAGGAATGGATTTACCAAACAAAGATTATATTCTTTCTCGGATTAATAAATTTATACAAGCAATTGAGTTTGAGGATTCAGCAATTAATTTTATAAATGTGGCAAAGAATGGAGATTTTGAGAAAGCCAAGCAAATAATGCAAAGAGCTTTACGAGTGGGTATTGTAGGAGAGGATACCGGATTTGACCTTCTTAATGATTTTCCTTTGCACCTACTTTCAGAAAAGAAAAATGAATATATAATGCCAATAGGAATCCCCATCATTGACAGAAGATTAACACGAGGTTTAAGAAGAACAGATTTTGTTTGTATATTAGGAGGATTTAAAGGAAAAAAATCTTGGGGTTGTATTGACATGGGACTGACGGCTTTAGAACATGGAAATAAAGTTCTTCACATAACACATGAACTTTCTGATACGGATACTGCAATACGATATTATATGGGCATGGGTCATTTAACCGACAGAGACGAAGTATCGTTAATACCTTTTGAGGAATATAATGAAGCAGGAGAAATAATTCAACAATGGGAGGAGGAAGTAGATACTGTTTTTAATCTTAATAAAGTAGTTGAAAGTAGAAAAGCAATTGCCCGTTTGGGCGGACGACTAATTATTAAGAAGTATGACATGGGTAGATGTACTATGGGAGAAATAAATCGATATTTAGATTGGCTGGAAACGTATAAAGATTTTATTCCTGATGTAATTATTAATGATTATATTGAAAAGATGTTTATTCCTGGAAATGAAAAAAGAAATGATTATATCAATGATATGTATATTGAAAGTAAAGCAATTGCAGATGAAAGAAAACTTTTAATGATTACAGCTAGCCAAGTAAATAGGGCAGCATTATCAAAAGTAGTAATGGATCAAAGTGATACTGCAGAGGATATTCGAAAGGTGGGAAATGTAGATTTAATGTTAGCTATATCTCAAAGTAAAAAACAACATGCAAGTAATGTAATGCAAGCTTGGGTACTAGCAAATAGACACAGGGGAGGGGAATTTTTCGGTGCCAGTTTCAATTACAATTTGAATGTAGGACAATTAATCTGCGATTGTTGGCCTTTAAGAAGAGAGAATTGGGGATAGACAAATGAGCAAAACCAAAATTAAGAACCGAGATCTTAAATGTAGAAGATGTTTTCGCCCCTACATTATTCTGGAGGATGAACAAATGGAAGGAAAAATATTTGAAGGTTATTGTGTAAATTGCATAAAAGATTTAAAAGGAAAGAAAAACAAATGAAAACTTTGTACATACTCGATGCATATTCTTTATTCTACACCTCCTACTTCGCAGGAGCCTACGCCGATCTTTCCTCCAACTCTGGTGAACCGACATACGGGACATTTATTTTTATACGAACATTACTTAAACTTTTAGAACAATATAATCCAGATTTACTTTGTGTAGCAGTAGATGGGCCTGCAAAAACATTCCGTAAGAAATTGTATAAAGAGTATAAAAGTAATCGAAAAGGGGAGATGCCAGAAGGACTTCTTCCTCAGATAAATAGAATGAAGCAAATATTAGAGTGCATGAACTTCCCAGTTTATTATGCTCCGGGATACGAAGCGGACGATGTTATTGGAACTATTGTAGAAAAAGCAGATCCTGAACTTTCAATTACAATTGTATCAAAAGACAAAGATTTACTACAGCTTCTTACTAAAGATAAGAATGCGGATGTATTAGATCCTTATAAAAATAAAAGGATGTTTAATGAGGACGTATTTGAAAAATATGAAATACGCCCTGACCAATTTATTGATTATTTAGCATTGGTGGGCGATACTTCTGACAATATTCCTGGAGTAAAAGGGATAGGACCTAAAACTGCAGTTAAAATTCTACGTCAGTATAATTCTATAGAAGAGCTATATGAAGCATTATATTTAGTATTTGAAGAATGTGTATATGAAGATATACTAAATGAAGAAATAGGAAAAAAGAATATCGAAAAATTAAAAGCAGGAAAAGAAAATTGTTTATTAAGTAAGAAGTTAGCCACAATTCGAAAAGATGTTCCAATGGATATAGATTTTGAGGACATGAAAAGAAGAGAATTTGCTTGGGACAAATTAAATCCAGTCTTTGAGGAACTTGGTTTCGAATCATTAGTACAGGGTAAG